CGGGCGGGCCACGGGTGAGTGCCGCACAGATATCCGTTCTTCCAGCCGTAGATCGGCGGAAGCGGGAGCTGATGGTAGTGAATATAGGCAAGGATGTGCTCATGCTTCCACGCAGCGAGCGGGCT